GGCATCAAGGCCGTGATCTTCGGCAAGAGCGGCATCGGCAAGACCTACCTCCTCCTCACGCTCGATGAGGGCAGCACGCTCTTCATCGATCTGGAGGCGGGCGATCTCGCCGTGCAGCACTGGCGTGGCGCATCTATCCGTCCGCGGACCTGGGAGGAATGCCGCGACCTCGCACTGTTCCTCGCCGGCCCGAACCCTGCCCTGCGCGATGACCAGCCCTATTCCGCGGCCCAGCATGCGCGGGTGGTTCGCGAATATGGCGATCCGGCGCGCATGGACCACTACGTCACGCTGTTCATCGACAGCATCACCGTGGCCGGGCGGCTCTGCTTCCAGTGGTGCCGCGGCCAGCCCGAAGCCTTCGCGGAGCGCACCGGAAAGCCTGACGTGCGCGGTGCCTACGGCCTGCATGGGCGCGAGATGATCGCCTGGCTCACCCACCTGCAGCACGCCCGCAGCCGCAACGTGATCTTCGTCGGGATACTCGACGAGAAGCTCGACGACTTCAATCGCCGCGTCTTCAGCCTGCAGATCGAGGGCAGCAAAACCAGCCTCGAACTGCCCGGCATCGTCGATGAGGTGCTGACGCTGGCGGAGATCAAGGACCAGGGCGGGCAGCCGTTCCGTGCGCTGGTCTGCCAGACGCTGAACCCCTGGGGCTATCCGGCGAAGGACCGCAGCGGCCGGCTTGACCTGCTGGAGCCACCGGACCTGGGCCGCCTTTTCGCGAAGATCCGCGGCACCGCAGCACCCCCCGCGGCGGCACCCGCGCTGCCGGCCTCGCTCGTCACCGCCGCCACCGACACCCCCACCACCTGACCCGAGGAGAAGCATCATGGCTGCCTGGAACGACTACAACGACGCCCAGTCCAACCCGAACCTGATTCCCAAGGGGACGCTCGCGAAGGTCCGCCTCACCATCCGCCCCGGCGGCTTCGACGATCCGAGCCAGGGCTGGACCGGTGGCTACGCCACGCGCGGCAGCACCGGCGCCGTCTATCTCAATGGCGAGTTCACCGTGCTGGAGGGACCCTACGCCAAGCGGAAGATCTTCACGCTGATCGGGCTCTACAGCCCGAAGGGGCCGGAGTGGGCGGGGATGGGCCGCAGTTTCCTGCGCGGGATGCTGAACTCCGCCCGCGGCATCTCCGACAAGGATGTCTCGCCCCAGGCGCAGGCGGCGCGCCGCATCGGCGGCTTCGCGGATCTCGATGGCCTCGAGTTCGTGGCCAAGATCGAGCACGGCACGGATGCTGGCGGCGAGACCAAGAACGAAATCCGCATGGCGGTGACGCCGGACCATCGGGACTACGCGCAGGCGATGGGGCGCATCGCTGCACCGGTCGGATACGCACCGCCGGCCTATGCCCCTCCGGCACAGGGCTACGCCCCGCCCGCGCACACGGCGCCGCCCGCCGCGCCGGCCATGCACCAGGGCGCCTTCCCGGCTGCGGCCCAACAGCCTGCTGCCGGTGCCGATCCTCGCCCGGCCTGGGCGCGCTGAGGGAGGCGCGCACCAGCATGATGCTCCGCCCCCGCCAGAAGCTCTTCGTCGAGCGCAGCCTCCGTGCGCTCGGCGTCCACGGCAACACCCTCGGCGTCGCCCCGACCGGCGCCGGCAAAACGATCATGCTGTCGGCGGCGGTGGGCGAGCATATCGGCAGCAGCGCCGCCAAGGCTGCCGTCCTCGCCCATCGGGATGAGCTCACGGCACAGAACCTGGCGAAGTTCCGTCGCGTGAATCCTGGCGTGACCACCTCCGTGGTGGATGCGGGCCAGAAATCCTGGGGCGGCCAGGTCACCTTCGCCATGGTGCCGACCTTGACCCGCCAGGCGAACCTGGAGGCGATGCCGGCGCTGGACCTGCTGGTGATCGACGAGGCACATCACGCCGTCGCCGACAGCTATCGCCGGATCGTCGATCGCGCCCTCAACCGCAACCCGGACTGCCGGATCTATGGCGTCACTGCCACGCCGAACCGCGGCGACAAGGTCGGGCTGCGGCAGGTCTTCTCCAACGTCGCCGACCAAATCCGGCTCGGCGAGCTGATCGCCTCCGGCCACCTGGTGCCGCCGCGCACCTTCATCATCGATGTCGGTGTACAGGACGAGCTGCGCGCGGTGCGCCGCAGCGGTGATGACTTCGACATGGGCGAGGTCGCCCGTGTCATGGACACGGTGCCGGTCACGGACGCCGTGGTGAAGCACTGGCAGGAGAAGGCCGGCGGTCGCCAGACGGTGGCCTTCTGCTCCACCGTCGCCCACGCCGAGCATGTCGCCGCCGCCTTCAACACTGCCGGCGTCCCTACCGTCATGGTTACCGGTGACATGCCGGAGGGGGAGCGACGCTCCGTCCTCGCGGCTTACGCAAGGGGCGAGGCGCGCATCGTCGTCAATGTCGCGGTGCTGACCGAGGGCTGGGACCACCCGCCAACCTCCTGCGTCGTGCTGCTGCGGCCGAGCTCCTTCAAATGCACGATGATCCAGATGGTCGGCCGCGGACTGCGCACCGTCGATCCGGGCGAGCATCCCGGCATCGTCAAGCGCGACTGCATCGTGCTTGACTTCGGCACTTCCTCGCAGATTCACGGCTGCCTGGAGCAGGACGTCGATCTCGACAGCCAGCCCGGCGAAGGTGAGCCGCCCACAAAGACCTGCCCCTCCTGCGAGGCCGAAGTGCCGATCGCAGTGATGGAGTGCCCCATCTGCGGCCACGCCTTCGAGCCCTACGGGCGCGAGACGGCGCCGCTTACCGACTTCATCATGACGGAGATCGATCTTCTCCGGCGCTCCGCCTTCCAGTGGTGCGACCTTTTCGGCGATGACGCGGCGCTGCTGGCGAATGGCTTCAACGGCTGGGCGGGCATCTTCTTCCTGAACGGGGCCTGGCACGCGGTCGGCGGCGCCAAGGAGGAGCGGCCGCGCCTGCTGTCCATCGGGGAGCGGCTGGTGGCGCTGGCCGCGGCGGACGACTGGCTGAACGCCTACGAGACCGACGAGAGCGCCCACAAGAGTCGGCGCTGGCTGCGCGAGCCGCCGACGGAACGCCAGCTGATCCACCTGCCGCCGCAGGCCCGCGCCGATCTCGGCATGACCCGCTACCAGGCCTCGGCGCTGCTGACCTTCAAGTTCAACCGCCAGGCCATCCAGCACCTCGTGCGCAGCGCCCAGCCCGCGGCGCTGGGGCAGGCCGCATGATCGATGGCCCGCTGCCCCGAACCACCCTGCGCCGTCTGCTCCCGCCCGGCGAGTGGCTTTGGCTGGTTCGACCCGGCGCCGCGGAAGAAGCCGCGGCCCTCGGTCTCCTTCTGCTGCATCGCGTGCCAGGGCTTCTGGTCGCGCTTGGCGGGGAGGTCGTCCGCCATGGTTGACCTCACAGAGCAGGAGAAGGCCGCGATGCGCGCCGCCATGCGTCGCGTTGCGGAGACGATGGCCGAGATCGGCTGGGACACCCGCTTCCAGGATCTGAGCGAGGCGCAGGTGCTGACCCTCATCGAGGTCGCGGTCGGCGGCTTCCAGGAGGCCATGCAGGCGATCGTCCGGCAGGACGCGGCGGCGGAGGTGCCCTTCTGATGCTCGACTTCAACAGCCGCAGCCAGACCTCCGCGCATGTGAATGCCGCCATCGACGCGGCCCTGGTCGCCTCCAATCAGACGACACCGGCGCGCAGCTACCTGGGCGGTTCCCGTCTCGGCCATGCCTGCGAGCGGGCGCTGCAATTCGAGTTCGTGAAGGCCCCGAAGGACGAAGGCGCCGACTTCGACGGACGGCTGCTGCGCATCTTCGGGATCGGGCACGCGCTGGAGGACGTCGCCGTCGCCTGGCTCCGAGGAGCCGGCTTCGATCTCTACACCCGCCGCGGCGGTGGCGAGCATGGCGAGCAGTTCGGCTTCTCGGTCGCGGGCGGTCGCATCCGCGGCCATGTCGATGGCGTCTTCGCCGGCGGCCCGACCATCCCCGGCATGGCGTTCCCGGCCCTGTGGGAATGCAAGACCATGAACGCGAAGTCCTGGCGCGAGACATCCAGCAAGGGTGTGGCGGTCAGCAAGCCGATCTACGCGGCGCAGATCGCCGTCTACCAGGCCTACATGGACGCCGCCGTCCCCGGCGTGGCGGACAATCCGGCGCTGTTTACCGCCATCAACAAGGACACCGCCGAGCTGCACCACGAGCTGGTGCCGTTCAACGCTGAGCTGGCGCAGAGCATGTCGGACCGCGGTGTCCGCATCCTGGCCGCGACCGACGCGGGCGATCTGCTCCCGCGGATCGCGGCACAGCCCGATCATTTCGAGTGCCGCTTCTGCCCATGGGCCAAGCGTTGCTGGGTGCTTCCTGCATGAACGCATGGGGCGACTTCAACGATGCAGCGCCGCTGCCGGAGGATAGCGCGAGCGAGATTCCCGCCGGTGGGCAGATCGCCGTCGATCGGCTTCTCAGCGATGGGCAGTCGACGCTGCCTGCTTGCGGCCACCTCACGCCGGACATCGAGCAGATCGCCGCGTTCCTCGACGTGGTGTTTGGCTATTGCGATGGGCTGATCCCGATCCGCGGCTTCGTCGACCAGGGCCAGGGGCTCGACACCAAGCCGCACAATATCTGGGTCCCGGCCGATCGGCACGCCGCCGCATCCCTCAGCGCCTATGCCACCTGGGCCGCGCGCGAGGGCAGCGCCGTCTATGTCATCCCCGGCACCGTCGCCGAGCAGGGCCAGGCCC